TCGTAGGTAAGGCCTAATTCCGGGTATTCTCCTTTCGGAATGATCATAGTTGGAATTGTTACCAAGGCTTCGTCAATAGTATCCAGTTTTTCCTGAAGCGTTTTAAAGTCTTCAGCGGTAAATTGATAACGACCATTTTTGTCGTACTCAATGTGTTTTGATGCAGTCTTTTTGCAAAGATTCACGCGGGCTAGTTCGCGCTCTTTCTCAACTTTAGTGAGGAGTTTGGTTGTTTTGGGGAGAATAGAATCTACGGCTACCCATAGTCTTGATTTTTTCTTAGTGTTGCTGTTAAGATAGTGCTTACCGGTGAGCACGAACAGGTTTAACTTCTCTTTGTTGATTTGGGTTGTTTCTGTCATAATCTGGGGATTTTATTTTGGTAAATATAATTGTTTAAGGATAAACCACTAAAATAATTGCCACCATACACTCAGAGGTATTAGAGGTTGTTTGAGTCATTACTACATCTATATAGCCACTACCATTCACTGTACCACTCACCTTACCTTCTTTAGTTCCAGTAGTGTACCCCACTGCGCCAGCTCCGTTAACATTAATGTTTCCTGCACCAGTACCAAAAGTATTTTTGATTAAATAAATAAGGTCGAAAGACTTTCCACTTGTGAGTCCTGAAAATCTAAAGGTACCAGCGGCATCCCCACTACTATAAGATTCCGCCCCCCTTACCAATGCATTTGCTTCACTTATGTAAGTCCCCGCGGTTGCATTCACTGAATTATTAAGCGCATGGAAGGCGTTTGCAATTTCAAAAGCATATCCTGTTGGTGTATTATTAATATCGTCAAGATTGGAGATTATTGTCTGCACTCCTGCGGTTGCTAAATCAGCATTATTCCATGCTGTAGAGGATACAAGATTCTGACCAAAGGAAGTAATGTTAACGTTTATTCTCTTACTATACGTTATTGAGTTAGTTATCACAGTAGCCGCAAAAGAAGCCAATGCATTGGGAGTAGAAGCTGTATCCTGAATATTAGAACCACTACCAGAGTAGGCTATCCGTGCGAGATAATCAATAGCTAAAAGATTTCCGCTTAATGAAAAATAATGATCTGTTAATTGTCCTGAATTAACAGTAAGTCCTGTAACGGTTATAGTAGTACCTAGTATTTGGTCAATAGTGAATCCTCCATAAGTAGTACCTGTAATTACCTTACTAGAGTTAAAATATAATCTATTCGGATTAGCATTTCTAACTTCCCATCCAGAAAGAACGGGAGGAGTAGTATCTGCTGCGGTGGTAAAATCAACTTTAGTAGAGGCTGCTTGTCGTATATTATCTCTGGTTACAAAAATGCAGTGCATGTCATAAGCCGTACTCTCATTCCTATCAGTAAATACCTCTGATCCTCCAGATCCTGTGCCCGCATCAAAAATTTCTCCTGAATTTAGAGCTGTTGATCCTGCCGCATTTAAACCAGCTATTATCTGATCATTGGTTGGAGTTGAGTCTCCATTGGATACCACTACGTAATAAAGCAGTCCCGGTTTATTAGCTTGGAAGGTGATGGTTCCTCCAGAATATGTGAGAGATCCTACTGCTGGGGCAACTGTAAAGGAAGCTGCCGCTGCATCATCCACTGTAGGGGTTATTGTTTTTAGATCATCTCTTGTATAAGCACCATGAGTGTAAGCAGCTCCGTCATAGGATGGGAATCCGTCAGCATCATTAAAGTCAATACCTGAAATATAGGTATCTGTATCTGTTGCTCCTGTGAATACTGGTGATGTTAATGAAGACGGTCTCAAGTTAGCGCTACTTGTAAATAGTAAGTCTGAATAACTAGAGAACGATCTTACAATATTATTAATAACGGGAGAACTAGGATAAGTGCCTGCGCCAGTATATGAATACTCGTTTGAGCCTCCTGTTTTTACAAAAATATTATTAAATAATTTTAGTGTTGGAATCGTAAACCCTCCTGCACTATTGAAGGCAAACGTAATTCCTAGTTTATTACATAAAAACGTGTTGTTAAATATTTGCACTGGCCAATCTGCCGAATTACCCGTATTATTAGCTTGAAAATAACTAAATACAGGTTCTGTGCCTCCCACTGCAGGAGGGGTTCCTTCTATAAATACATTATTATAGAATGCCACTCTTTGGGGGGTTGTCTGACCAGCCTGGATGTCCCAAGGTGTTAATCCTGACTTAGCACTAATGGCCATTTTCCCATTAATCGCATAGTTATTATAACACAATCCTGAGTTACCCTCATTCCATGAAAAAGCAGCTTCATGACCACTACTTCCTTGAATACCCCATGTATCAATCGTATTATCGTGTACCCTAGTACTGCCTACACAAGATGCATTTTGAATAGCATCATTGCCCGAATTCGTAACAGTATTCCATGCAATTATCATATCCCTTGCTTTTGGAGGGATGTAGGTAGACTGAGGAGTGTCGTTGGTGTACATGACATAAATCCCCTCTGCTCCTGAATTGGTGATACTACAACCATGAATGGCCATTTTATCATAAACCCAATTAGTTGCATTATATGTTGAGTTTACCGGAGGAATGATTGAAATACTAGCTCTATCATTAGAAGCTCCATCTCTAATTAATTTTAATCCACCTACGTGAAGATTTGTTACACCCCCTAGAATGTTTTCGCATCTAAATTCAAACAATCCGCCTGTTGGATTATGGGCTTCCCATCCCGGAGTGCCATCGGTATTATACCCATCAATGAATACATATCTAGCCCCTCCAAAACTAATCATATCTGAACCAGAAACACCTGTATGAACTTCATTATGTTCTCTTTGCACACGAACATAATTCTGAAATCCACCTGTTGTTCCCCATAAATTCAATAAGGCAACATATCCAGTACCAGTTCCTTTAATGTAAATCTTACGACCAGTATTATTTGCACTTGCATAATCATGATAAATGTTTCCAGAGGCTAAATCGTAAACGTCATCTGCTTCCTGTTCTGTAAATTCAGGATACCATACTACTACGTCATCCCACTGTCTTACATATTGATCGGTGACTGTTTTACCTTTATAACTTATTTTATAGTATCCAGGGGTAGTTACTGTGTCAATTGAAGCATTTGCATTTAGGGATAATCCTACCAGAGCATTGTCGGACATCCTTCTTATTTCCCATCGATGGGATGTGATATTTACATTACCTACAGGATAGGCATCTAATTCTATTGCGACATTGTTTCGATATATTATTTTAGTTGTAAATAATACATCATTAATTTGATTAGAACTTCCTCCAAATCCCCCCAGAAGGTTGAATATCGTGATCATCTTTTAAACTGGGGTAAATAAAGTTGGTGTTGAAATTGTTCCGCTTGCTGTCTTTCCCGCGTGTGCTCCTCCGATAACAGTAATAGCTACCGTTTCATCAGATGCACCACTTTCGAGTAGTGGTGTAATGGTGTAAGAGTTATTTGTCCAATCGTATGTTAATTCTGCGCTTCGGGTTTTACCGTTATTTGCTACGGTGCCATTACCTAAAATAATGTAGAATTTTTTAGTTCTTATCCAGCCCAAAATTTTTACCGTTCCGGTGGCTGGTATCTCAAAAGGTTGTGCGGCTAATAGCGTTGGTGTCCATTGTGGCTCTGCTGAAATAATACCCGCGGCACCGGTTGGGTTGCCGTGTATCCATCGGGGTGAATCGGTGTTTGTTGTAACTGAGTAATACAGTTCGGTATCGGAATTAATGGCCCCGTATTTTGTTTCCTGTACTATTCTGCTTAAGGCGGTATAGGCATCTTTTACCCGGCTTGAATGATCCAGGTGAACAGCTGTATCTAAATCATCGTGGAAAATAAAAAGTTTGCCCTGGTAGTTGATGGCAATACCTTCTAAACTATTTCTTGTTCTGTATTCATTCAGGAATGATGCCCTTGGACTTCCCACATCGGTGTCTAACTGTGCTTGTCTGCTTGGTTCTTCTACATACCATGAATAAGTTCCATCATATCCGTAATCAGAAATCCCAAAGTGAACGACTGCCGCAGGACAAAAGTCGGGGAATCTGTTTAAGAAAGCGTAAGTATTACCACCGCCTCCTGAGTATCCAGCCATGATAACTTTAGTTGAGTCGATAACTCCCATCGTGGAAAGCTTAGATATGGCATTTTGATAGATGTCGTAAATGTCATAAATCTCCTGCCCTGATGAATCCCTTGTGCCTGTGCTGCTGTTTCGGCTTCGCATCTGTGGGCCTAACACAAAGAATCCTAACTTAGCCAAACGGGTATAAAAGTCAGCGCCTAAAGTTGCCGCCAATTCTGTATAGCCATGCATCGCAATAAGTACCGGCCTTGCACCTTCGCTGTTATCGTACTCAAAAACATCGCCTACAAGGTTAGCTGTGCCTAATGTTGCTACTGCCCAGTTTGTAGAGTTGTTAGCTACTGAGCCTGGGAATGTATAGGATGGCATTGTAGTGGTAACGGATAAACCCCACTTTGCATTTAAGTATTGATAAACTTTAAGTTCGTTGGCTTCGCTCATCCACTCCTTAACGCAAATTATTTCGCGTATGTACCCATCAAAACTAACATTGGCGGCATCGCTACCAATGTCAAAACCTACTGAGGAAGTAAATAAAGGTTGTGCATCGCCATCGGTTATTTTAACTACGTTGTTTTGCTTAAACACCGTTCTATTGAAAGCGTTTAAGGCGGTTGTACTAACCGATTGAAATTTTACAGTTATTACGTGGTAGCTGGCTGTGTCAGTAAAAGCAAATGACTTCTGCTGCTGCGTGTTGGTGTTTCTATTGTTAATTCTAAAATTGTCGGTTTGAATGTTAACATCAAAACCGTGAGTAGTGTCAGACGCTCCACCGTTCCCGATAACCTTTTGATTGTTGGTAGTTCCTTTAGCTTTTAAAACTACGAATAAGGTATAAGTGACTATCCCTGTAATCGCGGGGATTCTTAATATCTCATTGTTAGCCCGTGTAAATTCAATAGCTGGTAAGTCTCCATCGGTTACTTTGTTAGGTGTATTTCGTGCGGCAACGGGTACGGCATTACCAATTAAAAACCGATCAGTCCAGCTTGTAACCTCACCACTTGCAGGATCGGACGCATTGAACCAAAAGGCTTTATTTGAAAGTTGGGAAGGATCAAAAGAACCCCCATCTAAAAGCATATTTATAAGACTTAAATTCATCCTAATTTAGATAAGTAATTTTCAGAACCATAATGAACGATCGAAAGCGTATCAAACTGCGCGGTGGTAGCTGTGACTCCATTGATTGTTGTGCTGCTTGCTGAAAGAGAAATAGTTCCTGTAGCATGAGTAGCCACAAGCATACAATTCCATCCTGCCGCTTTCCCCGTGTTAACGGTTACCGTTATTGCTCCGCTGTTTGTACAGAGAACAATTTTATTTCTATGGGTTTCATTAAGCGTAAACGTTGTTCCTGACTCTGTTACAGGTTCAAATAATCCTGAGATATTTACTTTAGCCCCTGATTCCGACATCACAAAATATTCAGATGAGCTATTTACGTCTTCCGCAAACAAGGCTACCCCATTGGCTATACCGGTTGTTGGAGCGACTGTTCTATTAGGAAGATAAACCCCCCGTTCCATAGATTGCCAGTTAGCAGGAACTCCTGACAACAAGGCCATATTATCTCCATTGATACTGAAAGCATCAAAAGATGCGCCTGCTTTTCTGGTAGCAAGGACATAACTACTGGTTTCCAATGCATCTGTAGCTACACTCCAAGTGGCTGTAAATCCTACTGCTGTCGCAAGATTTCCAGAACCGCTTTCAATATCCCAAGTTTGATTTAAGCCAAAACCGGCTGCGGCTGTACCTGAAGTTCTTTTCGTTAACGATAACATTCTGGTCGCGGTGGAAGTAGCTGCGTCTCCGTGATTTATTCTGGTAAGACTTGTGTTTCCTCCTCCTATCTCTAAGCTACCCGCTCCTTTGGTGTATATCGTAAGTCCTATATCTGTAGCCGATCCGTCTACTCCAAAAGTTCTTGTGCCACCAGCTAATGCTGCGACTCCTAGTGTGAGGTTAGCACTGTCATCAATTATTAATCCGCTATTTTGTAATGTAGCTCCTCCGGTTCCGTCTGCTCTTAAAACAGAATTATCTGTTGCTCCTGTAGAACCACCTATACCTCCACCAGCCCCCAATGCAACCCAAGCACCATTAATTCTAGCTCTAAGTTCATTAGCTGTAGAGTTATAATACATAACCCCATTAGTAGCCGTAGTGTGATCTGCCGTATGTGATCCTAATAAAATACTTCCATCGTTTCCACTAGCAAAAGTTTGTCTCGCTGAGTATGTTTTAGCACCTAATACATACCCCCTGCTGGTTAACGTTAGGTCATTAGTTTCATAGCCACTGGCAGCATATTTAATACCATCCTTAGTCGTTTTTCCATCTGTTACAATGAATGACCCAGAACTGGTAGAGGCAAACTTCATAGATATATCATTAGACCCTATCTGCATTCCCGATCTTGCGTTTGAATACCCATTATTACCAGCCCCGCTACCGACTCCTAATTCAACTACCCCTAATCCAATACCAAGTGAAGCAGGTTGTGATATTGATGGGGATCCATATATTCCAAAAAAACGAAGGTTATTATTTAGTAGTACTGTTTGATCCGCTGTAAGAGTTCCTGTTAACCATCCACCTAAATCTGAGGTTAGACCTATTGTTCCGCTTACATTTGGTAGAGTATAAGTCCTGTCAGCCGTATTAGTATTACTGAAAATCGCGTCAAATGTGTTGGCTACGTTACGCAGTTTAAAACTTCCGTCTAAGAAAGTCTTTGTGCCGGTATTTGTCTGTGTTGAAGCAAGCACCATATCACCAAATGCATGAGTAAAATACTCTAATGCTGTCGCTCCAGCGTTAACGCGGATTAATTGATTAGCAGTACCTAATGCTGTTAAACCTGTTCCTCCGTTGGCTATTGCTAAAGTTCCTGTAAGTGTTAAGGTGCCACTGGTAGTAATCGGTGAACCTGTGAAGGACATTCCGGTGGTTCCCCCAGAAGCTGCTACTGATGTAACTGTTCCACCAACACCCGGGCTTACCCATGTGGGCACTCCAGATACAGAAGTAAGAACATAACCATTGGTACCTGGCGCTAAGGGGGTAACAATATTAGACGCGTCTCCTACTAACATATAGTTCTGAGTGAGGGATGTCCCTACCTTAGCGGCTAATTGATCTTGGACATTCCCGCTTAGTGTATTAAGGAAATTGAACTGAGTTGACGTGGTGGTTACCCCCGATAACTTATTTAATTCCGCTGCCGTAGACGATACATCAGTAATATCTGAGGCAACCAATGTATGCCACTCGGTATTATAATTCGTGTTGTCAATCTTACGTAAGATTTGGGCGGTGGTTCCTCCGGTTGGTACCCCAGTGCTTGATGGAGAATTTACCCAGGCGGATCCATTGTAGGTGATCACATCGCCATTGGTGGGAGATGATAACGTTACAGATAGCCGGTTGTTAAGTTGGGTTTGAATCGCACTGGTTACGCCTTTCACGTAAGCTAATTCAGTCAGTGAAGGATACGTTGCAGTATTGAGTGCCTGAATAATGCCGCTTCCATCTGAGCCTAATACACGACTGGCTGTAAGGGCTTCTAACTTGGATACTGCGATCGCTGCGCTTGCATTGATGTCTGCATTAACAATGGCACCAGCTACAATTTGAACGTTACCTGTATTGGTTAAGGTGATATCTCCGCTTATTGCTACACCGGTGGCTACGTTTGATCCATTGCCTACATATACATAAGCCGAAGTAAGTGAGGTTCCAAGTTTATTATTGAAGGTTGTCCAATCAGCACTGGATAAGTATCCCGCCTGAGATCCGCTGGCTTGCTTAACCTGAATAGTTAACCCGGAGGTTAATACGGCTGCGCTTCCTCCGGTGATGGTAAGGACGGAAGAGGTTGCTTCGGTAAGATTTCCACCTCCACTTACTCTTGCTCTTGGAACACTGGCAAACTTGGTGACTTCTCCGCTAGCGTTGAGGCCAAGGAATGTATCGGCTGCGGTATCTGCATTGTCAACGGTGAAGTCTAAGACTAAACCGTTTGCTATCTTCATGGGACTTGCGTATGCCATATTAAGGTCGGTAAAAAATTAGAGCTTCACCCCTATTTATTGCTGGATCGTTGAACGAACTACTATCAAAAAGTCCCGATGCATCTCTTGATGCTATTATATTAGATGAATCATAACCCGTTGTCCCGGCCGATGTCAGGTCATATCCTCCTATACCGCTATCTCCTAATATTTTTATGTGGCATGAGATTATTTTGGTGTAATCCAGACCGTGAGATACAAAAATTGTAGACGTTGCAACCATGTCCCAAAATCCTAATTGAACAGTGGTGAATAAAATTGATTCACTACCCGATATTTTTAACTGCTCATACCGTAAAGCATCTCCGTTTGATGTTCCTGCGGCTAGTCCTGTGATTTTATTGTTGGCCATTTCAATGGCACCTGACATCGTCCCCCCTGCCAATAGTAATCGTGCGGCTAATTGCGTCTGAATCGGAGAAGTCACTCCAGCAACTCGATTGATCTCAGCAAGAGACGCGGTAACATCGGTAATGTGTTGCCATAGCAACGTAAACCACTCCGTTTGATAATCAAGATTACTGGATTTACGTAGTAATTGATTAGTTGTTCCCCCGGGAGGCATAGGGCCTAATGGATTCTGGAAGGAAATATTCTGGAAGGAAATGCGCGTTCCCCGGATGGTCCAATTATCTGTTGGTACGTTAGCGGTTAATTCAATATAGCCGGATACTAAGGCCGCGCTGAACGTTACTCCTGCAGTGGTTCCTCCTACATCCGCTCCACCATATTCTGTAACTACTGGTGCCGATGCTCCTCTCCAAGTGACAAGCAAAACAGCGCCTTTACTTCCTTCACCTACTCCGTTACCATATACATTGACAATGTAAAACGCATAGTTGCTTCCGTTGGCTTCAATCCGATCAACAATTTCGCCTGGTGCGTCTACATCAAGGGCTTCAAAAGTGATTCCGCCTGGGGTTGCTGCTCCGCCTGAATTACCGCCTGAACTTACTCCGCTTGTTGACGGAAAAAAGTACATTGGTAAGTTATCCCCCGTTAGTTTAGGAATAGCTGGACCAGAATATATTCCACTAAGTTTTAGTATTCCGGTAAGGATATTATTTTCTGCTTTCTCATTGAGGCTGGCAGCATAGAAATTATTGATTTCGCCATCAACGGTAAGAATGTTTTGATAGAACGACCGGAGCAAGATCAATCGCATCTGTTTCCATCTCCAGTCCGGATCGGTATTATCAGCTCCACGTTTGGCATCCTGAACTATTTCAAGTCCAAGGCTTGCGATGGCGTGTTGACCCCGATTGATGATCTGGGTAATTTCTTCTGCGCTTCTTATCGGTGCCCCCATATTAAGGATTCCATTGTCCGGTTAACCAATCAACTATTTCTTGGGCATCCTGATTATCTCCTCTTCGATGGTTAATCCATGCGCTCTCAACCATAGCGGCTCCAAAGGAAGCGCTGGCTGCATCATCCGCATTCTTAGGTTTCCCTTGAATTATTTTCTGTCCCAAGGACTGAAGCACATCACCAAGTTTACCGCTCTCAAGAATAGCGGTCGTAAAATTATTTGTCTGAGTAATATAAACGTTATCTGCTGATAGGTTTAGCACTTCTGATAAAATATCAGTGATTTCATCCCAATCTACAGAAACACCAGGTACTCCGCTTGTTGATGTAGTGGCTTTGTAATAAGATCCGCTATGATAAACACACTGATTAAGGGTATAAGCCCCGGCTGTCCAGATAGGAAAACCAAAAATGATTGCTACATACCATCCATCTCCGTTGAGGGTAAATCCCCAAGCGGTTACTGTAGTTGGCGCATCGTTGGCTAAGGTTACTGCGGTATCGTTGAGGGAGGCGTCACGCTTATACAGATAGGCATACAACGCTAAGTCGGCACGATCCGGATTGACTCCGCCATAAGCTACGGTGAGGTCCTGAAGTTCTGCCGTTGTTACATCGGCTGAAACGTTTCGGATTGCAGTGATGAACGGCAGTGAAGGCATGGTAAATTGGTTTTCTTGCCTCTAAGTTACCTGATTTTTTAACCAATAAAAAACCCCGGAATTGCTCCCGGGGTTTCCTGTTATTTCAATGGAGGATTATATCCAGTAGTAGATAAACTCCATCATTTTTTCTTTCACAATTTGTCCCTCTTCGGTACCGACTAAATACTTAGCCAGTGCTTCATACGGAATCTCATCCATGGGCACTACGAATAACGGCTCGTTGATGTTCTGAGCAAAGTAGTACTGTTTGCGTTGAGCATCGTAATCCAGAATTCCCAGGTCAACGGCTCTCATGATTTCGATAGTCGTGCTCATCAGTTCATCCGGTGCCTTGAATAATACTTTTTCAGGATCCTTTTGAGCCAGGGTGTACAAGTCTGTTTTTAAAGCAGAAGGTTGCATACCAATAACAGGAATGTCCAGCGCTGTGGCAAGATCGATTACCTGACCGGGTTGTAATCCGCGGATGTACTTCATAGCATCAAACTCCAATTCCTTGCGGATCATATCCATGTGCGGATTGTAGTGCTTCAGGTCGATGCGTTCGAAAAGAGCGGGCTTGCTTTTATCCCGGAATTTGTTGGTCTTGTTGCCAGGGTGCAATTCCCACCACAAATATTGATGGTAGTTACGCATGATGTCTACCACGGCCTGACCTCGGCTGAATCGGGGGGTTCCTACTTTCTGACGGATATCCGGACGATTTTCGCCTGTAATCGGGTCCTTGTAGTTTACCCGCTGTACTCCATCGTAGTAGGTTACTACTTTGGTCTGACGCCCAAAATCCTTCTCAAACTGGTCGAAAATCGAATATGTGGGATGCATCTCGTAGTCGGATGTATCTACAATATTTGCCCGTTCGCTAATTTCCCTTTCAATACGCTTGTCGGTGGACGCTCCGTCCTGAAGCCCTAAAAGCTGATAAATGGCCGTATGCCGCTTGGTGATGGGCGGTAACATCTGGTCACTCAAATCAGTGGTAATTGGCCGTTTATTAGGTCCAAACCGGCTAAAAGAGAATTTTCTGAGCTCTCCTTTAAGTTTGGGGCCTTTTACGGTGTCTTCCTTTTTGTTGGTAAGGATTGGATTATGTAGGGGTTCCGGAGGCGGAATCTGGCTTAAATCCAGTTTTGAGGTGTCAATGAGTTCTTCTGCGGGAGAATTGTCATTCAAAAAATCATCTACATCGGGGGTGTTTACGCTGGCCGGAGCCGCGTTTTCAGCTTTTTTTGCCATTTTTTGTTGGGTTACTTAGTTTTAAAAACAAGGGGTGCAGTTATCCGCACCCCTTGGGGATTTTTTTAATACTGAGCAGGGATTCCGAGGATATGCTTCTCAGCACCTACTACCCGAACGCCTTTTTCAGAGTGATAATCGATTGTGCGAACGCGCTGACGGCTATTTCCATCAGGAGAATAGGCACCAGTCATCCATACTTTGTAGTGACCGCGGCCTCCTTTACCTTCCTGGAATTTGTACATGATCGTCATTGCTTCCAGAGGAACGCCTGTTTTAGCATCCTGAGCCTTCGTCATCGGCTTGATAATGAAATACCAAGGATAAATACGGCCAGGTAATGCGGTTAATTCAGGGTGATTCAGGATACGAAGTTCCTTCATCTTGAACACTGCATTTGGAATGCGGATAGTGTCAATTTCCAGATCAACGTCTGTGTGCTCATACTTGATACCTCCGTTTACGCCAAGGGTGGTAACTGCATCCGAAGCGCGGCTACCGAATTCCTGTCCGTAAAGAATCATAGAAGTTTTCTCCTGATTCAACCGGTTACGAAGACGGGCAAGGTCGTTAAACAATGCCAGGGTGATGTTGTCATCGTACTCTTTCTTAACGGCACCTCCTGTGGCGCGAAGAACCGGAATATATCCGTCTGTGCTGATCAGGGTTTTGTTGGTACCGGAAATAGGGTCGTAAGCTACTGCTGCTGAATCTGCTTTTGGCACATTGAATACGGCCATGGCTTCTTTGATCATGAAACGCATGTCGGTATCGCGGGCACCTACCTCATACCAGAAATTGATAGTCTTTCCGGAATCAGGATCCCTCATTGGCCAGGTCTTGTTGGTCAACTGCTTGTCTGTAGTTTCGTACATATCAGCAATGGTTGACAAGTAAGACTTGAACGACTTAAAGGTAGGGATCATACCTACAGTTTGTCCCCAGGTTGCTTCTTCAAACAACGCGGTAGGAACAGACACCTGATCTCCGCCATGGGTTGAGCCCACTACGGTAATCGTGTTTCCAAGAGGAGGATAGCTTGCATCCAGTTTGGTGATGTACAAACGGTGTGCATCAGCGACACTGGTACGCTTACCTTGAACGCGCCAGAAGGCAAGGTTCTTGAATTCGATCACATCGCCAGGGCGGATGTACGAATAGGTATTGGCAAGGTCTCCGGAAGTAGGAGTGTGCGCGGAAGATGCTAACTGGATATAATCCAAGCCTGAGAATGCGGCAGGGTCTCCGTTACCTACGGAAGCTACGCCATAAACAAGGTTTACGCTGGTGGATGAATTGATGAAAGGAGCATCGATCAGCTTGCGTTTTTCGCGGTGAACGATTTCTTCGCCTTGTACCTTCTCCATCAGGTTCATTTTCATGAAGTCTCCGATGTCGGTATTGAGCGGATTGACGTTGAACAAGTCTTCGACAATTTGCGGTTCGAGCAAAAAGTCGATGTTGGTAATCACCGGATAGTTCTCTTGCGATGCAAAGGACCAATCGCGGTACGTATTTACTGCTGCCATTTTTTTCTTTGGTTACTGGTTTCCCTGACCAAAGACGCGGTTATTTTCCTCGTTTTTCTTTCGCTACTCTAGCAGCTTCTGCAAACTGCTCATCAAAACTTTGTCCACTCGCTTTACCCATTGATTTACTGGTTTTGTCGGGTTTCTTGCCAGCTAACTGCTCTGCTTTTACCGTCTGTGCCAGTATTTTGATTTGCTTGTGATGTTCTTGATCCATCCACTTGCCAAACAGCAATTGGGTGAACTTCAGCGCAAGCTCTTCGGCATCAAAGTTATCAATTTTTCCATTTTTATCATAAACATCAGGTCGCTGCACATAGGCAGTCATCGCATCCTGCACCTGTTTACGCTTGTCGGCATCCAAAACGATGGCATACAATTCAGTGCCAGTTTCGTCTTTATACTGGAAGCGATCCCACTCTTTGTTGTCCTTCTTAAAGAACGATTTTATTTGATTTTCGTAGGATTTGATGGATTCTGTGGGAATATCTTCTTTTTTCTCCGGCTTCTTTTCCTCTGGTTTGGCCTTTAGTTCCTTCTGTTTTTCTTCCAGGAACTTACGGGCTTTGCTGACATCTTTCTTTTGCTGAATTTCCGTCAACTTTTTTTCTTCTTCGTACTCTTCATCGGTGTCAAAGTCGGCTTTTTTGACCTCATACTTCTTACGAAATTCACGGGCAAATAACTGCTTGGCTTCTTCCCGGGTGAGTTCGGTATTATCCAAAATGAATTGTTCTTCAAGGGCTCGCTTGCCATCAATGTTTGGGATATCAATCCTTGTGAGGACTGCGGCCGTCTCCATGCCTTCTCCGATTTTATCAAGGTCCCAACCGAGTAGAAATTTATGAAGTTTTTCTTCTTTCTCGGAAGTGAATACTTTTTTAGAGCGCTCCTTTTCGAGTTCGTCTGCTAACTTTTTGTTGCTTCCCAGAACTTCATCAAGCTCCTCCTGGTTCTCGATGCCGTACTTTTCTTTTAGCCACGCGGGAAGTTCATCCTTTTTAGGATTGGTTGTTTTCTCTTCTTCCTTCTTGGTTTCTTTGGTTTCGGCTGCAACTTTGGCGGCAACTTCTTCAGGGGTGGGAGTCTCGGTTTTCTCCTCTTTCTTTTCAGTCTCTTCTTTCTTCTCCTCTTTGACTTCCTCCTTCTTGATTTCCTCTACGGGAGCATCAATCCATTCTTTTTTGTCGGTATCATATACCTTGCCTTCGGGTGCTTCTGTCATGATATTTGGGGTTGTTTGTCGTTACGAAGGTCGTTAAAATTCTATTGATTTGAAAAAACCAAATTTATTTGTTTCATTTGTAGTGTTATCCAGACGGGATAACCTCATACAATTAGTTTAGGGCTCCCGGAGACGCCAACCTCCGGGAGAAAGCATTAAAAAGGTCATAATTTATTTTGTGGCCTTTTCTTTTTTAATGGAGTGCCTGTTAATTATATTATTTTTCATTAACGCATTTTGGTATGCGTCAGAGGCATCTTCCTCAGTTTCAAAAAGTCCTAGATATCTTGATTGTCCCGATATGTATGCTTGAGCTACCCACTTATTAAGATTTCTTTTAAATGATACGCCTGTGTATTTAGATGTGCATCTTTTTTTATCGTGTGAATGAGAGCAATTCTCTCGGTTACTAACCCATTCTAAATTAGTGTAATGATTATTGTCTTTATTTTTATCCTTATGATTTACTTGGTTACATCCGTTAATTTTCTCTACAAAATACTCAGCCACCATTATATGTACTTTCTTATGCTGCTGTTTCCTATTTAACCAAAAGGTAACATGGTTGTATCCCCATTTATTTTTTGCTATACTAAGTATTCTTGATTCAATTTTTAGCTTGGTATTCTTTTTTGTTACTATAGTTCTTTCCAATGAACGGACCCTTCCCTCACTGCTTACCTGATAGAACCCCTGCCAATTCTTAATGTCTTTCCAAATTTCTTCCATTTTTGTAGATGTTAAAAAAATATCCCCCACCTGAGTTCAGCGCATCTACTCGCCTCCCTCATGTGGGGGATTTAATTTCTTTTTCGTAATCTACTGTAGATGACAATTACGATAATTCAAATATAAGTTATTTTTTGACTGGTTTTGGTTTGTTCTCTGAGGTAATTTCTGCGGCCTCTACTTGTTTTTGAGCTTTGTATGTATCAGACTGAAACTTTTTATCTGATTTATAAACCTCACCCTTATATCGTAGTGCCTCTTTGAGAATTGTATCGATGCCCTGCTGCTTCTTGATCTGCTGCTCAACCATTTTGGATACCTGGTTGACTTCACCGTCTAACATAGCTTTCTTAGTCATCATGGCATCATCAATTTGTGCCTGAATAGCCATCAACTCTTTTTCGTCCTCCTTCTTCTTATCGAGCAATGCCATCTCGCGTTCGGTCTTGCGGTTATCGGCATCGGCACCTACCTGCATCTGGAATTGTTGTTCCTGTTGACGGAATTGTGCGGCCTTCATTTCATTGATGCGCTCGCGGTTAGCCATAATAAACCGTGCTTGCTTCAGGTTCTTCACCATGCGGATGAATGCGGAATCAGAACTATTGAGGCGTCCTTCCTGAACGGACAACGCTACTTCTGCGTAGAATGCCATCCACTCTTCTTCGCTCGGCTCAGTCTCCATCATTAATCCGTATTCACAATATGGGAGTGAATCGGGTACCTCAAAATACTCGGTCGTGTATTTCCCTAATGCCGGAATCATTCCTTGGATAGCTACTTTGTCACGCTTAGCGGCTTGAGTAAGTAACAAAAGCATGTGGGTGACCTGGTGATATACTTGCCGGTGTCCGTTGACCAGATATTCAATGGCTTCATTTCCGGCTGCAATATTGGCTTTCATGGCACCAACGGCTAACCGGTCTGGCATCTGGGGCTGTTCGGCTACAGTAGCCCCCGAAAGATCGTTTAAGAACTGGATACACTGGGCAATTGTGTTGTAGTAATCCGCTAATTGTAATCCCGAAGCCATCTCACGAACGGCTGGGGCTACCTGCTGACCGTATTGATTGGTATTGTTCCGGCTAACGGCAATATTGGTCTGAAATAAAAAGTCTACTGCTTCCTGCGGGGTCCAATTCTTTCCGCCTGCTCCTAACGCTACATTTTCAAACGAACTCAAATTTAATTCCCATACATTCATCCGGCCTTTAGCAAGGATGTCTTTGATTTTGTTCCAGGCTACGTTTAGCATGGTTAATGGTTCCACCATCTGAGCCAATAGGCTTACAATCCGGCCCTCTTTCATGTTAGGCGCAAACGTAATGATCGGTAATCGCGTGTTGACTAATTGCGTCCGCGGAATATCCCTGCGTCCGTAATCGTAAACAATGTTGCTATCTAATACCCAGGTGCCTCCATAGACGGATGTATAAGAAATTCGTTTGATATTGCGCTCCCGGGTGGCTTCTTCCGACTGATTGTACTCATAACCGCGCTCATCAATCATCGGCTGCCCGTTGTCGTTCTTCCAGGTAACGATTGATTTGTTATCGTTACTCAGGAAATAGAATCGCATCACCGGGATATATTCTAACCCATCGTAATGATCGAGCAAATCAGGAAGGCTGCCGTATGAACTGATTGAATTGGCGAAGGTGTGCCCATTAATTACTTCGTCAATCTTGTCCTTTGGTAGTTTGTTCTCGGCCTCTTTCTTAAACTGATTCCGGGTGATAAACTCAATAAAGAACTGATACTCGGACCTGCTATAATCTTCGTTCTCGGTATAACTTCCTCCCCAGTACTTCGGATTAATTCGCTGGGCTCGCGGCATCTTGTTCTCATCCAGGTAACAATGCACATGCCCGCGCCCGATTACCGTGCTATCCCAATCATACTCGCGCATGATCTGGTCTGTGTTGTTGATGACGTTGTTGAGTAACTTGATTGTCTTCTCTCCGTCAATAACTTTCTGAATCTTCTGGTTAGTGCTCAACTGAAACATTAACTCTTCCGGAAATTCCGGGAGCAAGTCTAAGTTTAAATCTGGGAAGAACTTTTTCGGATCGAGTTTGATATTCTTAAACCAATCCCTGAGCTCGTAGAAGGTTTCGATCTTCGCATTCATTTCCTTGGCTTCGTCTACCGAAATAGGATCAATGGCTGAAAGATTAATATCGTATTTATTACGTTGAAGTTTGGCTACGGTCCGGTTGATATACTTGGTTGCCAGGTTGATCACTTGAATGTCCACATAGGCCAGCGTACCGTTGTCATCCATGGTGGATTCCTTGTTGTCGTGGAATCCAAACATTCTGCGGATGTTGTCGGTGCTTTGGCGTCCCTGAGCAAGTTCTACGAGCGCGTTGTAGTTGGTGTCGTTATCAAAAAGGCGGTATCCGTAGCGGTTTTTGGCGTAGTACATGGCTTTGGCGGCCTGTAGTCCGTAAGCATCTTTTTCTTTTTTGGCTGGCGGACAAAATTCATCTGGCCACGGATAGGCCCCATTATAGACATCTGCCATGTTTTATCGTATTTGAACAAAGTTAATGAAAAACTTATTGTTTTAATTTATGAGCAAAAAGGGCTGCTTGGTAGGCTTGATTTGCTAATTCTTCGGTATCATGATAACCTAATGATTTTCTTTTGCCATTAATAGTTATGTAAGACTCCCACTTTTTGTCTCTTTTAGCCCATGCGACTCCAGTAAATTGAGAACTTTTATTAGGCTTACCTTGGTATGCATGAGACATATTCTCTCGTCTATTAACCCATTCTAAATTGACTACTCTATTATCAGTTTTTATTTTGTTTATATGATTGACTTCGGGTAAGTTATATGGATTTGGTATCCATGCTGTTGCAACTAATCGATGTACAATAAATTTTGGTTTGTTCTTTTTTAATGTTACCCGATAATAATAATCTTTTCTGGTAGGTGTATAATATTTGATTAATGAAAGTATTTTCCCTTTTTGAAAAACCGTTGATGGTTTATGTCTGTTATGAGAAACCCTAAATATAAATCTATCTAATGATTTCACTCTTCCTAAATTAGATACTTGATAGTATCCCTCAAATCCAACTATGTCTTTCCAGATTTCTTCCATAAATAAAACGCCCCGAATTATTCCGTGGCGATCCAAGTCGATTCGAAAGAATCAGTTAGGCACGAAACAATCGGGGACTGTTTTAATTTCTTTAGTACTTGGTATCGCGGTATAAATGTAATAAAAAATTGCTATTTGATCACACTTCCATCCCTTCGGAAGCGCCTGAAATACTCCGTTATCTTGTGCTGCGGTACTTCGGTGGTTTTGGGTTTGACTTTCTCGGCTACTTCATTCCAGCCTGCACACATAGCATAGTCAAACTTCTTGGTGTCGGTGGGATCGAATAGTAAAAAATCTTCAACGAATTCAATAAAGGGTTCTAAGTGCCCAAAGTATTCGATCAGGCTTGCTAAAAGTCCTGTTAGTTCCTGATTCATCATCGTGGAGGCGGGTGTGCCGTCTACGAAGTCTGACGGTTTTAATTGCGCACTGGGGACATACTTGTTGAGCTGAAAGTCTTCGCACCCATGTTCTTTGAAGTAATTGATTACTCCTGGCTTTTGACTTTCGCACATCATTGGAACTCCAAACAACCAACAAATCATCAGGCATCGCTCAAAGTAAATATTTGGCTCGCTAGGCCGATGGTCCATCATTAATATCCGTTTGTTAGTTTTATAGGGATATTTTTCCCGGGCTCTACGCTCCAATAATTCCTGACTTAAAAATCCATCAATGTTAGGATCGTATTTTCTCTTCACACTCATTACGGGTCTTGATCTTCTTGAATCGGTGCCTTCAGCACTCATGTTATCTACGCGTACTCCGTAATCAATCGGGTCGGTTCCTGCTGAAAATATGGCATTGTTCTTCGGAAAATATTTTTGTCTTCCGTTTTCCATCCTTACACCTACATTATTCAGCAACTCTAATTCTTTGTCTTTTGGAATCCATGCCATCTTACACCAACCATTTGCCGGATCATCACTTATAACAATCTTAGTAAATCGCTTACCGTCCTGCCAGCTTAGGTTAACTCTCCGTAATGGGGGTGGATTCATTTGAAGTTCTGCCTTACGGTCTTGAAGGATAGTTACATTGAACTCGCACTTGTCTGCGGAGATGTAAAATACTTCATTCCAGTTGGTCGGATATTTTCTAACTAAATCAGAATAATCTTTCGGGTTATCTTTAACAGCATCGCGCTCGTCAAGGATCCATTTCATGGCGGCTTTGCGATCAGGGATACCATGCTCATCAAAGAACCCCTCCAGTGCGCAATCACCTGGCATCATGGCGGCATACAATCCTGAAATGGTCTGTCCATTCTTTTGCCGAATATCAAAGTCAGATTCAAAACATAGTTTCTGGTATGCTTTACCTCCTTTGCCAGATACATCCATAAATTCAACGGTGGTTCCAATGAATGCTTTGCCTCGAATTAATATACCTTTCTTTAAACAAGGCTTTACAAACTTCCATCGATCTTTAACGCTACTCGTTAGTAATTTCCCAGCTTCCTCCATGACATAAGAATTAAGCATTGCCTGATCATATTTGTTCGGCTCGCTTGTTCTATAGTCCATCTTAGAACCCAAAACCATCTTTCCAGATGACTTGCGCTTTTTATTTCGCTTTGGTGAATCCTTAAACAGTACTCCTTTTTTTTGTAGCGTGGTTGTATCGTATTCGGGCTGATAGTAGTAAGGCATTTTATAAAATGGATTCATCACCATTTCATTATAGAAATCCTGAATCTTAGAATTATCTTCCCCCTGCATTCCGGCAAAGTGATTAAAGTTTGTGGATGTTCTGTCATTTAGCCAAAACCCCATCTTTGCAGACTTCCCTTCTCGCCTTATTGTATTGAATGTTCCGCCATAGGAATTTGGATCTTCTTCCCAATATTTAATCCAGTAAAATGTTTCTTTATCCGTTTCTCGATAATCTGGGAATCCAAAATATAATTCCCAGGCAGTAAGAAATTTATAATACGGGCCAGTGAGATAGGTCTTTACTCCCTTATTCCAAATCCACACTCCAGTGGTTGATCTTTCAAACTCCCGATCTTCCCATTTGGTTAATTCATTTTGGTGCGGATGTATAAACTCAGGGTCTTTCTCTCGGCCTTCAACAAATTCTTGCATCCAAGTCTTCAGATACTCGGGCGGTACTGGCCTAACGAACTTCTGTTCTTTCTTAAACAGTACTTCTTCATCTGGGGGTTCTGGCGGAAGGTAGACGCAAGGAATCCCGGGTCCGGTTATTCCTGTGACAAGGTATTTGAATCGATAGGGGTTGTCTGTCTTGGCGTACATGGGGATACGCAAAGATAGACTATAAGTTGATGGCGGTCAACGGGGAGTTAATACGTGAAATTAAGTTATGCGAAATGTGAGCGTATATCGCGGTCGTTTTAACAGACGAGTGACCAAGTATCCGTTGAATGAGATTCAAGTCAACTCCGCTTTCCAGCATGTGTGTAGCGGAGCAATGACGCATGAGGTGAGTGTAGACACGTTTATTGTCAATGTGTGCTTTATCGGCTAACTGCTTGATAACTTGCAGGACGCTTTCTTTGGAATATTGTAAAGAAAACTGACCATTGAAAACATATTCCTTTGGAGTGTACTTTCGATAGTAGTTCTCCAGTACTTCAATGAGTTTTTGATTTAATCCAACTTGCCTATCCTTCTTTCCTTTGGCCTGTCGGATGTTAATAATCATTCTTGATCGGTCGATATCAGTCCATTTTAGATTGATTAATTCTGACGAGCGTAACGAGCATGAATAAAGCAATGCTAGGATAGCACGATGTTTAAGATTTTCACAAACATCAAACATCCGTTGAATTTCTTCAACGGATAGAACAATAGGAAGTTTTTTGCTGGCTTTGCAATAAGGTATGTATCGAAACTTATGTTCCTGATTCAAACAGATAGCATAGAATTTTTTGATTGCCGAATGATAGGCCCGTTGTGTATTGGGCTCCGTGAATCTGCCTAAGAACTCTCTGATTTCTTGCTCATGAATATTCTTTGGGTGATCTGCCTTTGATTGTTCAAAGAATGTTTTGACGTAGGACGGATAGCTTTGAATGGTTGAATTACCTAATCCCCTACGTTTCATTTCCTGTTTGAAGAAGTCGATGTGAGCAGAAATATTCATGGCATTAATTGTTTATCAAATGGTTACAATAGAAAATTACAAATTACTTGTTAGCGGTAATGCCAAAACCCTTGAAAAAAGCAGGCGCAGAGCTTCTTCCTACTTTTGGCCAACGCTTCGTTTTGTCACTACCGCTAACACCGTGTATAGTGCATTGTGGCCCCTCAGGCGGCACCAATAAACACACCGCGCAAACCCCTCACACATCCTAAGTTTGTTTATCCGTGCCGAGTATATAAAGTACCTTCGAGAACTTTTTCAGCCATTTCGACAAGGTCGTAAAACTCACTTGCCGCACCGTCCGGTCTTTTAAAACAGTCAGGATGAGCTGCCATTGATAAGGTCATTGATTTCAGTAGTTTTAAAACCTCTTCATTTTTAAGATTACTTCGATAGATACCCTGTATGTATCCAAGTCTTAAAGCCTTCCAAACTTTGGAAGTTCTTTCTTTATTGGCGCATGCCCAATCGCACCAACTTTCCATTTCATTAACTTGCTCTTGTGTCATATCATAGGTCATTTATTTTTTTTATTTCAGCTTGGTAATCGTGGTACAATTCATTTTTACTATTATTAACAAGGATTGTATTATTGTGCCATTTTATAAATTCAATCACCCTTTTGTAAACTATGTCTATTGGGGTGTAAATTGGCATACTGTTAAACTTTGAATGTTGCCAATAGATACCTTTAGTAGTCCAAAAATCATCGAGAAAGTTATCCTCTAAAAACTTATAAATCTTTTGAACTACAGGCATTAAATGATGCCATTCAGCATGGTATCTTTGTACGATAATACTACCCCGATAGGTTGCAATAAGTTTGTTTAATTCGATTTTAGACTCTTCCATAATCATTTAGTTTTAGTTATGCGTATACATTAGGTTGGTTATACCATTCTATAAATTCCACAACAACCTCAAAGGCGTATTGAAGTCTATTAGTTGAATCATTAACTCTTTGTGAGATTACACCACTCCCATCATCAAAACGGGTTATACTTATACCATCGCCAGTAATGTTAAATCTAAATTTCTCTGAATCGTTAATTGTTTTAATGGTTTCAATTTTATCAATCACAGGCATAAGTAAATCCCAACTTTCATTGAAAGCCAACTTGCCGAGATTTTTAGATTGAGGATATTTTACAGTTAAGTAAACCCTTAATTCATCATGAGTCCATCCCATGAATAGACCGATGTGTTGTATTCCGTGAAAAATTTGAGTTTCATTCATATAAGTTTCAATTTATTTAGTTTCAGTTTCACCGCTCACACCGTTAAGCAACCCGCACAACTTCCACGCACTTCCAAAGGTTGCAAAACCGTGTGGCTCATTAAGTTTGGGTAGGGCCACAACGACACTATACACCAGAACCATTATGCAATGGCAATGTCCAGCCCTACATAATCCTGTCCCAGCCGCACATGAGGCAAACGTCATACAACAAGCCTCTATGTGCAATGCTTAGTTCTGTGCGTTGTAGCTTCATGTGTGCGGAGAAAATAAAAAATTTTAAACCTCCTGGCTCTCGAACTCTTTAAACAACTCCTTCACCTTATCCCAATACTCATCTTCCATTTGTGAAGTGAATGAGTCAAATAATTCGCTTGGCCCTTCTCCCTCAATGCTTGCCCAATCTTTGTCAACATTCTTTTTTGAAACATCCGCAATAAACTCTTCTCCAAAAAAGGTACAATGGAACCTCACCTTCATGGGGCTTTGCTGTATAGTCGTCAAGTAATTAACTGTGAGGTTTTGTGATAGCTGTATGTTTTCCATTTTAATTTAGGTGAATCGCCCACGCGCTGGTTTAAAATTTTTTATTTTCTTGTAGTATTTCATTGTTCAACTTATCTGTAATAAACGCACTGCACATAGAGGCAGAACGGTTATCCAACATTAAAACGTTGGATAACAATCATCCTTTCGCTCTCAACCGTTCCTCGATCGAAATGACCTTCTTCGATTCTTCTGCATGCTCTTCGGTGAAAATATCAATCCGTAGGCGCTCTGTTTCGGCAACCAGTTTGTCACACAATTCATTCACGTCTCCCTTGAGCTTTACGTTCTTGAGCCGCTTGTCATCATCCTTGCTATTGACTAGGGGTTCTCTTAGGACATCCAGGCATTCTATCAATAGTTCTTCCTTGCTGATTAAAAGAGCAAACTTGTTATGATGCTGGAGCCGTAAGAATTCAATGATTACTTTCCGAAGTTCTTCGGTATTCTCCGGGACTTCTATCTCACATTGCTCGGCCGCAATTTTCTTGCGCTCTACCAGGTCTTCAATCTTATTCAGATTGCTGTCCACTCCGTAGATCAACGGAATGTATTTTAAAATTTGTGTCTTGTCCTTGTGGGGGAAGGCCTGGACAATTTTACTGCTTAGAAATTTGATCATCGAATACTTGGGTTATGAGTCTTTACTGGTGCGTGTCTTTGCCTCAACCTATCAGCTACCGAGTCGTTCTGGTGCTTGCTTACCTTAGGTGAGCAGCTTGCCAGTAGGATTAAAAGGATAAGGTATTTCATGGCTTATAATTAGTCCAATAGGTACATGCGGCCTTCATTTTAAGGCTCTTTTCAAATTCTCTTTTCATCTCTCCTGTTTTGATACTATTAATAACATCTTGAAACTCTTTAGATTCAAATACTTCTTTTGATGTTTTCAAGCTAATTGTTATAACTGTTTCAACTTTCATATTTCACTTAGGTTGGTATTATGGTTTTATTCCATTGCTTAAAATAAGTGTCTTTATCTTGTGATGACTCTGGTCTTATGCCTATCTCGGTTTGTCTAAATCTCCAACCAGCGTCAAACGCATCACGGGCTACTGAGTCGGCATAAATATCTCCGATTAATACCTGTTCTTTCAGCTTTTTAATCTCCTTGTCTTTGGCTTCGAGTTTAGATTCCAATTCTGTGATATAACGAAGGACGCTTATAGGTGTACTTACAAAATCATCCATTGCGTTATTCATGTAAAACTTTAAATCTTTTAGTTCCTCTTTATCTGTTGTCATAAGTATCTCTTTATTTCGTGATCTGTTTACCTTCCTTCTTCATTGCCTGGACTTGCTGAACTAATTCCACTGCCTTAACCGGAATTCTTGAGGGGCCGCGCGGGAACGTTTCTCCAGTCAATTGCTCATAGATGTGATTAAATGCCTCCAGCGTCATGCCTAACACTTCGGGTATCTCATGCGCCCGGTAATATCTGCGCGTGTAGGTCTCCAGGACCACGGGATTACGATTGGCGATGCGGGGCTTTCTCATAATCTAAGTTTCTTACAGTGATTACATTTTCCTTAATTGCCCGGATCATTACGCTGTCACCCAAACTATCCAGAAAATTCAACTGTTCCTGATAGGACGGTTTTTCGAAATTAGTTTGCATGCGATATAGCGGTTGATGCGGGCATGGACAATTGGGATAGGTGCATTCATTGGGCATGCATATAGTCATAACTCGTCTGTGTTTATGTCGTTATACCATGAGTTTGAAATGAACCGCTTATAACTTCTATCGGATGGAATAATCAATACGCCATTATTAATCTGCAAGAAAGCCTTATCATCTCGAATAACTCCTCCAGTTGGCTTGCCATAGTTTATTGAATCCAATTGCGAATTACTTGGATCAGCAAGGTATAGGGCCACTGCCCCTGTCTGGGATAACAGTAAATTAGTTTGCATCTAGTTTCTTGTTGACAAGTTTCAATACATCCTCCACCGTTACGATTCCTGCGATCTCCTCGTTAGTGACTACGATCTTGAACTCTTGTTCAATCATCATGACGAATTCAACAAGGTCCAAGCTATCCAGGTAGTCCTTCAGTTTCTCCTCCAAAGTGATCTCATAGCCTAACGACTTGAGCACGGCAAAAATTCTATCTAAGTTTTTCATAAACAAATATATTCGTTTTTAGTTAATTAGCAATCCAACGGACTGTAATTTTATCGCCTACCTGGTATTTGCCGCAATCCTCTTCGATTTGCGTCTTTATGTACGGCTGGTAGGGCACTACGGCTTCAACGCTGTACGTACATCCGGTGGCCGTCTCTTCAATCGCTGTGATTCGAATCAGCGTCTCTTCGTACTTCACCGGCTCTGAGCAGGCGATTAGTAATAGTAACAGAAATATAGTTTTCATAGTAGTCCCCAGTAGTTTGCAAATTTCCATGCTTCCGCCTCGTCTGTGAAGGTCCATTGGTGGTGATTCCATTGGACTGTGTAAATAGGTATTTTTGGTTCCATCATGTGTTTGATTTTTGACCATGCAATTGTGTACTCGTATAGATTCATAAAATTAGTTTGCTTTAAAAAGGACACCGGGAGAGACGACCAAGTTTTAAACTCCCCCGGGCCTTTACTTTTTTAATATCTTGTGTTTATAACGTCTATGGTTATTCATAGCTTCATTATGCTTTTCCCGATCATAGTATTGCTTACTTCCTCCTCGCTTTGCTCGATCTTCTAAGTTCTTAACGTGTCTGTCCGGATATAAAATGAATTGTACGGATCTTCGGCTCACCTTAAATAGTTTGCTTATACTGTGGATACTCATACCTTTCTCATGCCACCAATGAACCATTGCTCGCTGGCATTCAATTAACTTAGCGCTCCTCTTCAGGAATTTACTGTCTAGCTTCTCGCGCTCGGTTGTGTACGGCATTACCTTGTTACTTTACATTTTAATCTCTCTCCTTTATACCATGCTCCGGGCGTGGTTTCTGCTCCCCATTTCTTCTGCAAATAGGCGCTGGGCTGTATCCATGTTTCAATACATACATCATTACCCCATCTTATCGGTTCGTGCTTGGTACATACGCCTATGCCGTCCGTCTGGATGACTGTCCCCTCTACAAGATGACCAAAACAATAGTGCGTAATTTTGTCGCCTATTTTTAGTTCGCTCAGGTCTATGGAATTAGTTTGCTTAGTCATGGTTCGTAAATTCTTGGTGTAATTTTCTCCCGATATGTATCAATTGGTCTATGTCTACCGGATCAAGTCCGTAATGTTCTGCAATGTGAAATAGACTCAAGTGATCATTCACATACTCAAGGTACAATTCTCTTAATCGCTTCTGCAGTCCGTTGGCGTTGCCTGGCTTGTGCGGCTCGGTCTTAATCGTGCCGTCTGGTCTTACTAAATGGCCTGTACTCATAGTTGGTCGTTTTAAAATGTTGTTAATAGTTTCTCATACTGCTGGTGCGTGTGTACTCCGTTGGTTACCGTTCGTATCTCCTTCACCTTCTCTTTAATCTTGTAGTAACTTTCAATAACCTTTTTCTTCTGTGTTGCATTGGCACAAAATACCCTAAATACTCGTCCGTCATTTAATTCGATTTGAAATACTATCGTTTCCATATTGGTCGTTTTAAAATTTAGTTTGCTTAGTCTTCAATCATTTCGATCTGGTGCGGTCTCACCGTTGTTAGTGTGCTCTGGTCTCCGTACTTACTTGGCTGCAAATATTCAGTCAAATAAACGGTGTGGCCGTTTCGTATCAACGTGTCCTTAATCTTACCCCAAAAAGGCTCGCGGCTTCCTGCGTGTTCGCGTGTGGTTGCGTTCGAAAATAAAATTCTGGTTCCTGGCTTCATGGTGTCTTAATTAAATGATGCTAAAATGTTTTCGTGTATGGTCTTACTGGCGTTAATCTTAAACCGTAAAACCCAACGGGCGTCTGAATACTCGTTACTGAATGCAATCCCCTGGCGTTTTAAATAGGCTGCCATTTCAAAAATACTTTGCTCTACATATCGGGTCGCAAAAAGTACAAAGGTTCCTATTCCATATTCTGTAGCATAAAACCCGTATCGATTTAGTCCGGCTGTTATTCCTGGGTTATTGAAATTAGCTTCAACCTGGTTCATTAAATCTTTTTTGGAGTACATATTACTGGCGTGGTGGTAATATGCTGCCTCTTGCTGTTCTGGTGTCTTGTCTGTCCATTTGCTGGCACCATAACAATATTCTGGGCCGTGGTTGTATGCTGCTGGGTTTGGCTCTCTGTACTTTGTTGTAAAGGCCGTAATAAATGACCTTAGATATTTTTCTTCTGACTTGGGCGCTGTCCATTTGAATGAAATTTTCCTGCCTGTTACGGGTAATATCCTGTAAACAAAATAATCCATTTCGTTTGTTAGCTCTTCTTTGTCGGTTGCAATCTGAAAATTCCTTCCGGTTGCAATCTGAATGAGGTTTGAAAATTGTTGCGTTTTCATAAATTGATTAGTTAAAAATTCGTTTCCAAACTTTCCATTTGCCGTCTGGTGTGGCTGTTAAATAAATATCTTCTCTGTACTTCGCTTGGATTATTTCCTCGCGCTGTGCGTGTGTTAACGTCTCCGGGTTAAATATTAACTCCTTCTTGGTGGTTAACTCTTCTAAAATAGTTTGCATGGCTTATCGGTCTGAATTTGTGTATGTTCTTTTCTCTTCAGTGGTCATGCCTGCGTATTTGGTGCGCTCTGCGGCTGTTGCGGTTACAATTGTATAGGTTAAAACCTTTATTTTTCCTCTCCGGTCGTTGTCTTCGAAAATAGTTATACTATTTTCTTTCACTTCACATTCGCTTGCCTTCGGGTATTTACACCAGCTGTCTTTTTTAGTGCCGTCTTTCCATGTTCTCTCAATGGCAAATTGTGTTGTCTGTACAATTGTCACGGGTGCGGTTCCCAGGTCTTTGTCTGTGTAGACTGGTAACCCGTCCGGATCTCTTAACACGTTGCCGGTCTCGTCTCGCTTGGCTTCACAATGAAATATTGTGTGTAGCTTAGTACCTACTTGTAGGGCTTTCTTAAAATCTGAAACTGTTTTCATGTTTTTGGTCGTTTTGTTGGTTTAAAAATTAGATTGCATAAAATGAACTTCCGCGGGCGTATAAAATCACTAAACAGGTGTCCCGGATTTTCCCGGCTTCGCGGTTTACGATTTTTGTATATTGGGTAAAATGTTTTTCAGCTGCTTTCTTGGTTACTTCTTCAACGTCTGGCGGGCTTCCGGATATGGTAAATAGTTTTTGCGTATAATCGGGCTCCTCTTGTTCTCCTGCCTGGATTACTTTTACTTTCTTGGGTTTCCATTTAGTAAAATTGCAAATATCAAAGCTCTCTAGTTCGCTGCTGGGTTTTAATACTCCTTCATTTATCATTCTGCAAAAGGTCTCAAGGTCCTGCAGACTTTTGTTAATTAAAAAGTCTGTTGGCTGGGGGTGTTTCAATCTCCAAAAATTGGTCTTTACTCCATCGACAAAAATCGCCTGATAAACTCTGTTTGTGTTAAATGGCGGATCTAACTTATAATCTCGAATTTCTGCTTTCATGGCTTTCTAAAAATTAGTTTGCATTACCAATGTCTGTAACCCACAGTAGCTATTTCCTGGCTTCGGTCTAACTTTATAAAATAGCCGCTGAAATAACTCACCCCAAAAAACCCGTCCCAAAGTTTTGAATTCTGCGCGCGCATAAAATTGCAAAGCGGTAAACATGCGTTTTTATCTGTGGGGTCTGTTACCCACTGCGTTTCTTCTGCGTCCTCTCCTAAGATGTCGCGGGCGTGTAGTACTTGGCGGGCGGTTAACTCGCTGAAATTTTTTAGTGTTGTTCTTATATACTTACTCATACTTTTAAAAGGTTTTGAGCTGCCCGGATTGCTCCGGGCTTGCTCGGGTTATAAAATGGATATTAAAAACTCTCTGCACTCGGTCGCGGTCTCTACGTTGTCGAATTCATCGCGCAAATAATTAATTAACTCTTTGCGCTGGGGTTTCGTTAGCTTCTTGAATTGCTCGCGGGTCTGTGTCCGCTGCCCATTTATAAAACTTTCATAAATGGTATCAAATTTCTCGGTCGTTGTCATAGCTTCAATAGTTTAATTTTTATATTACTGGCGTGGTCGTGCGTGTCGTATATCTTCAGGCGCGCGGCTTCTTCACTTTCTGCTTTTACCGTTATCGTGTGGCTGTACGTCTTACCGATTGCATTTTTTAAGCGTCCGGTAAATTTGATTTTATAAGCTTTCATCTTACTACAAATTTTAATTTTTTAGCCTCCTGTACGCCTTCAGTCATTGCCTGGCGCGGGCGTTCTAACTGGTGGTAAATGTCTGCTTCTTCGGTTGGTTGCGTCTCTCCCTTTATGTTGGTGAAAATTGTGGGGTTTGGTTTGCATCTCTCAGCAATCACAATATTTTTAAAGGTGTGGATAAAGTATTGATCACAATACTGATAAATTTTAAAATTACCGTTTTCAAATATTGGATCCGTTCTCATTTCCATAAATGGCGGCTTCTTGAGTCTTATAGAGAACGGATTTAATAGCGTTGTTTTCATGGATTTATTGATTTTCGTTAAAAACTTCTTGTACTTCTTCGCGTGTGTAGTCTTCGCCTAACGCCTCGGCCGTCTCGTCAATCTCTCCAGTATAAAACGCCTCGCGGTTTTTTAGCTCATACAAGATATTAGCCTTTCTTTGCTTGTTCTCCTGAACGGCTTTTTTATAATCCTTTTCGATTTGTTTAAAACCGTTCTTTAAATCTTCAGCTTTGGATTTGGGGCAATACCCACCAGCTCCAATACTTACAAGTTTGTCCCCTTCGATCAATGGATATTTTTTTAACCCTTCCTTTAGTTGCTCGTCACTGAATGCAAAAAATACCCGGCACTCCTCAAATAATTTTGTTGTCGCGTCTTCCTTGTCTTTTTTGATTTCTTCTATTGTCTTCTGCTCGGGCTGTTGCTCTTCTTGGTCTTCGTCTCCTCCCCAAAGTTTAACGGCAATTTTCAATTTTGTTTCAATATCTTTTGCTGCCTTGTTTGCATACTGTAAACTCATAGAGTGTCTTCGCTGCTCTGGGTTGTCTTTTAGGTGCTGGTGGTATTTTCGGGCCTTCTCTAGTTCGAATTCAAAAAACTCTAAACTATCCGGCATTGATAAATCAATTTTGTTAGCGCGCGCGCTCCAATATTCTGCGCGTCTTTCATACTCTTTCGCCTTCTCCGTCTCTGCTACGCTTTTACCCATACGGGACCAATTGCGCTCAATTAACTTTCTGTGTCTTCGCTCGCTGTGGTGTCCTACTTTTATAGGTTCTCCAAGGCTTAAAAAATCTTTCCCCTCCTGGCTTGCCTGATAGTAGTTATCCGCTCTTTTTTCTGCGTTACTGGCGTATCCTTCCAACTTTTCAGCTTTGGCGGCTGCTCTTGTCTGGCTGTTGGTGCCGTCTGTGCGGGTTATCGAGTACAGAAAAAACCCGTCTTTTGTTTGGCCTAAAAAATTATGTACTTCGTTCTCAACTTCTTTTCCATACTTGGTTGTAAGTGTTATAACTTCTCCTTTTTGGTGTTGTTCTGTGCATTGGGCTACAAAAACATTTGGGCAATACTTTCTAAATGTGTTCATTGGTCATTTGTTTAAAGGTTATTTAATTAAATTGTTCTTGGTGTCAATCGGTAGCGCCTTTCTGCAAGGCCTTTAAATAGTAGCTTTAAGTCAATTCGCTTTACTGTTGGATCTGTCGCGCGGTTTCCGGTGGCAATTATCGCCTGACTTCCTACTATTATAGGCGTGTAACTTACTCCGCTCTTGCGGTCTACTACATAGTAATTAAATAGCGATTTCATACCTTAAAATAGTTTCGTTTGTACTGCGTTAAATTCTCCAAATAGTGGCGCTTCTGTCCTCGGCTTGTTCGGCTTCGGTTGCTTGGTTACGATCTTTAAACCCATTTCAAACGCCTGTTTTATCTGGGTTATCCGTTCGCGCTCGGTCTGGGGCTGTTGGTCCATTATTACCAATAATTTAGCGCCTGTCCGGCCGTGTAGATTACATAAATTACAAACGTGCTTCCGCTTACTGCGATGGCAAAGTTTACAATCCCAGCGGCTACCTTCGCGGCCGTCTCGCTCGTGTTGAGTGTATTAATTAAAGTTTTCATCTTGTCGGGGTTGTATGCCTCCCCTCGCATTTAGATTTTTATTTTATTAAACTGGTGTGGATCATTCCGGTCACGTCCTTACCTTGGCTGTTGAACCCATAGGAAACAATAAACATGTGTTTTGTTACTGCGCGTCTTACTGTTACCTGGCTGCCTGTTGTCGTTGTGTATGTGTCGCCTATCTGTAAAGTTTTCATCTTGTGCCTGGCTCCGGTTCGGCTTCCGTTTAATTATGCTGTAAATATATATAAATATATATATATAAAGCAACAACTATTTTATAACTTATTGATTATCAGGGAATTTATTTTTATCTTTCTTTTTAGCGGCTGCCTTTATCGCTCGGTCTATGTATATTTGTTTACTCTCTTCAAATATAGTATTGTAATCCTGTAATATCCTTAATCCTTCTTCGCTTATTGTTATACTCTTTTTTTTCGTTATCAAATAGCCTTCTAAAATTAATTCGGTTATACCCGATCCTACTTTCCTTTTCCATGGGATTGAAGCGCCCGACCAGTCTAAAATTGTTTCTATATTCTGGCTCTGTCTATTATGAAGTATTAAATACGTTTCGACTATTGATAGGCTTTGCATCATGTTGGCATGCATACCTGGGTATTTACTTGCTATCGTTCGGATCGTCTTATTATGGATTTGTAGCTCATTAACCTTTTTGGCTAATGGGTTAGTATATTCGTTTAAGCGATTATACACATGTCCCGGCACTATCTCGCGCGCGTCCTGATCTCTCCGATTGTCGTTTCTCCCCTCTTTCGGGCTGTTTGCGTCTTTTACCATGGCATTACGATCTGTTATATAATTAGTATTATGTTAAATAGAGTCCTAACTGATTGATTATCAGGTAAATACATTATGTTCAAAAGTCGATCTGTGTAAAATAGCACACCCGGGAGGGTCAAAAGTCGATAGCCCAAACCAGGAAACGACCGGGACACTTTATAGCACC